CCACTAATAGTAGACCCTGTTAAAGAACTTACAAACCCATCAGCACCAAATCCATTAGTTCCAGAATTATCAAATACTAAAGTATCTCCAATTTTATAATTACTACCAGGAGAAGATACCGTTACAGAATCAATAGAAGAATCTGCAGAAGTTGGAACTGCATCTACAAAAAATGAACCAGGATCTATAGGTTTTACATAAATGTTTCCATTCGGTGAAATATATCTTCTTAAATTAGAATCTTCTGGTAGTTTATTAGATTGTAGTTTATTAAACGATGAAAATGTTGATCCTGTATAATTAGATCCAATATAATATGGGAATCCTGTTGGATTTTTTGAATTATTCGGAGAAGACAGTATAGTAGCAAAATAAGCATAAACTCCATTTGGATATTCTGGAGTTACGCAAAATCTTCCATTGTTTTTGTCCAATGTAGATCTTCTGCCATTAAATTTGTAATCTTCAGCAAGACTACCTTTTGCATAATTTGATAATCCAATAGAAGTAACATTATTTTCAAATCTAATATCATCAGCATCTGAAGTGTCTATTAATTCATAAGAACTTTGAAGTCTTACTATTTCAGAAACTACTAAAGGATTTTTATATCCAAATGGTCCATAAATTGGAGATCCATCCAGTGCCCATCCAATTATAGGAGAATGTTTCTGATTAATACTTACATTATTATTAAAATTAACTAATGTTCCATCTAATTTTAATTTTCTAGGAACTCCCAGTATAGAATAAAATTTTGGCACAACTCCCTCAAAGTCTCCAAAATTAATTGGAGCAAAATATGAACCATCCGAATTGTTAAGAGTAATTGAACTACCTGGGTAATCTACATTGTTTATAGGAGTCCAAGTATCAATTTCAATGTTTAAAATTTCCCCACCACCAGACTCTTCAATTATAACATCAACATCAAAATTTGAATAATTCAAACCTGGATTGATAACAAAAAAGTCTGTAACTTTTCCATTAGAGTCTATTTCTGAAATTACCTCAGCTCCAGATCCAGATCCAGTATTATCTACTATGGTGACTTTTGGAGGAGAGTTATAAAAATTTCCAGCATTAACTATTCCAACGGAAGATAATTTTCCGTTTACAATAGTAGCAATTGCAGAAGCACCAGATCCTTTTTCTAATTTGTATTGAGGTATTCTATTATATCTCGTACCCCTAGATAAATTCGGGTCATCGCTATTGGTTAAAATTTTATAAATTGGTCCTTCTACTGTAGGAATAACAACTGCGTCAACAATAGAAGGATCTCCAATTGGGTTTCCATTAATATCTAAAATTGGATTTCCATTTTCATCCAGTTGATCAATAGGAGTAACTAAAATTGTAGGTTGGGTTGTATATCCAAATCCAGGATCAGCAACTCTAATTTTTACAAGTTTTCCCTTTACAATAAGAGGAACTAAAATTGCTTCTTTGAATGGAATACTTGGATCATTATTTTGTGGTTTTGGAGCAGTGACTACAACTTTAGTATAATTACTTCCAGAAAATTTAATATCAACTTTAGTCACTTTGCCATTTATAATTAAATCTAATTCTGCAGTCTCTCCAAATACAGTTTGATTTGGTAACGGATTTGGAGGATCTACTTTAATTTTTGGTGGATTATTAACTTTGAAATTCGATCCACCATCAATTACAGTTACATTTTTAATACCACCTCTAATAATAGTCGCATTACTTTTCCAATTAAATAAAGCAGTTCCATCTCTAAGAATTCCTACAGGAAACTGTGCTGTAGTTTTTTCTTGATTTGCTGCAGATAATTGAGTAAAAATTCTTGGAATTTTTATGTAAATATCATCATCACTAAGTTTTATATTTTCAACTTCTTGTGTAGTAAGATTTTCTACATTAGTAAGGTAACTAATTAATTCTCCTTCTGGATATTTAAATGGAGTTTTTGCGAAAGAAGTTATAACTGCATCATCTGTATAAAATAATTTATTAATCCCCGAGACAAATCCTTCATTAATATCTACTGGAGTTGTTTCATTAAAGTTCCAAAAAGTAATTATATTATCTGACTCAGTAGTTACATTTGTAGCAACTCCAAGATCATTTTCCAAATATCCAAAATAATTATTATCTATTTCAAAAGATTGAATAGCTGCATAAACTACAAAATATTTTGATGGATCTGATTTTAAATATGCTAACGTATTTCTATCATAAACGATTTTACCTATAATATCAGCAATATTTGGTGCAACTACACAATCAAAATAATTAGTCCCTTTATCAGAATATTCAATAAAAGAATCTAATATTCTAATAAATCCAGTATTTTCAAATCCATCAGTAGAATCTACATAGAGTCTAGTAACATCATTAATTTGCTTTACTGGTGCAATAATTTTAGTTAAATTTGTAGTGACTAATTTTTCTGCAGGCACTACTTCATATTCATCTACTACAGCAGTTGATGAATAAATGTTTTCTGAAGTTTGAACAGAAAATTCAAGACCTTTTTGAATAATTGTGTTGTTTACAATTAAATTTGGATTAACTCCATCCAAGTTAGCTAATCTTACAACATCTTTGTCTTGGAATGTAGACTCTGATGCTGTATATAAACTTTCTGAGAAATTTCTAAATTGTGTTTTTTTCTGGAATAAGAATTTAAAGTAAAAATCAATCCCGTTTGGAGTTCCTTTTGAATTGTAAAAATCTTTAATCCTTTTTAATATAGAATCAATATTAATGGTGTTTAAATTCTTTTCCAAAATATTTTCTGGAAAATCAACCAAATACTGAGATCTAATCTGTTCTAAGAAATATAAAATATATGTGTAGGATTGATTATAAACTACAGACTTTTCTACATGACTTTGTGCAACTGTAGAAATATTAGGACTAAATCCAGTATCAATGCTTAAATTATTATAAGTATATCCCCTTCTACAACCTTTAAAAATTGTTACTTTTATTTCTGGAATATCTCCAGGAACTTGTCCTGGACCAAGAAATCCAGAATACTCTAATTGATTATAAAATATTACCTCATCATCAATCTTTAGCAATCCACTATTTGAAGGATATTTAACATGTCCTTTAACTACAATAGTTGTATCTTCACTATCAATTGGTCTATACAATAAGCTTGACGGATCGATGCCTGTGTAAGTATCGATATCAATTAAATTTTGTATCCCATGTAGAATATCTAAAGGATTACTATTAGTCTCTAAGAATCTATAGTAATCTCTTACAAAATTTACAAAATTGGGATATTCTTGTGGCAAGTAATTAGGTACTTGCTCATTGATAGAATTTGATACTCTTAAATCGTTAAACATGTTTAACTAGATACTGGAATTTGACCGACGCCTGAAGATCTAGATGATGATGCCAATTCATCTAAAATTACACTAACATTAACAGTTTCCGAATCAATAACGAGATATAAATCTCGTAAAGAAATAATATCATTAGATGCTGGTGTTACCGAAATCGATACCACACCAGTATTACCAAGTGAAGAATTAATGTTTACATCATTAATATTTATTTCTCCTTTTTCATAATTTATTGTCCCAACATTGGTGCTAAAATATTTTTTCTCATTTCCTTCTGTCCTATAAATTGCAACTTGATTGGTAGTTCCAAATCTTTCAAAGAAATATATCTCAGTAGAAGGTCTTCCAGTTATTTTAAATCCATTAGATACTAATTGTGTATTTTTTGAGATTCTGTTACCGTAGCAAATCTTATAAGTGGCAAAAATGTTAGAAAGAAATTTAATATTCTTTCTCATTTTTACTCTAGTAATATTTGATGTAATTCCTTTATCAACATCATCAATTACACCAACTAATTTACTGTATTTAAATTTACCGTTAAATTTATCAAGATCATTATTTGTACCAAAATTGATAATGGTATTTTTTACTTTATTTTCGATTACCTGTGGTATATTTTTTGTCTTTCTTGAATCGTAATATACAAAAGATTGAATATCTAAGTATAAAAATGATGGGTCAATAATTTCTGGTACAATATTTAAAATTGAATACTCTTTTAGGTAGTCTTTTACATTTTGCTTTGCAGTAACTGTTAGAGAATCTGCCCCAAATGGTTTTGCAACAATAAATACCTTTCCATATTGAGGTGGACTTGCATCTTCTCCGCCGTAGATAGATAATCCTTCAATATTTGCGTATCTTTGCTTTATAATACTCTCGTAGTCACCTACAGTGACTGCTCTATTTTGAGCAGCATAGCTTCTTGGTGCAAGATACTTAATTGAAGTAATTCCTTCAGGATCTGCACCTCCAAAAGATGCTCGATTTACAGTAACTGTGGAAGATCCTGTGTAAGGCACTCCAGACTGCCTTTCTAATTTACCAGTAAATGCAAATGTCCTACAATCATTACCTTCTAACTTATCTGTGATTAAATACTCAATTCTAATTACATCTAAGTTGTTTAATTTTCTACCAAATACACCATCACCAAAAATTAACTCAAATTGTTCATTTTTGTTCTCTTGAATAAAATAAATTCTATTTTCTGATGATAAATTACTAATATTTTTTACTGCTTTATAGGATTGTGTAGTAGATGCTGTAGAACTCAATCTTTCATCTACAAAAACATTTAGCAATTCAGAATCGGCATCAGCACTTGGTATAATATACTTTTGTTTAGTTGAAGTGTCAACTGTGTATTCTATATTAAGTGTAGTCCCTTGGTAAACTTCTATCTCACTAAAAGTAACTCTAGAACGCCCTGAGTCATCGATATATGACTCTCTAGTAATGTCCTCAAGTACGCTGAATACATATGATCCTTCGGCAGAATTGCCAATGAATGCAGCGCCTTTTTTAAGGGTCAGTGAAGAAATGCTAGTATCGTTAATTTGTTGAATTGTACCATTTTGACTAATTGTAGTAGTTAATGGTACGTCTAATGTAACAACTGCTTTTGCTGCTTTTGCCGATCTTGGAGTATATCCAACTATACTTGCAAGTGATACTACGTTCTCTCTGATTGAAGCTGAATCAAAGAAAACCTCATTAGCAACTAAATTAGCATTTAACGCCGAATAGTAAGTGTTATATGCTAATAAGTCAATTAATTGAGAAAGAACAGATCCTTCAAAGTTATAGTCAGTAAAAGTAGGAGAAGACCTAAGGTACTCCTTTAAACTGAGTCTAACCTCTTCAAAATCTAAATTGGTAACTTGATTAAATGCCATTATACCCTTTCTAAGACGAGATTAAGCGATTGTGGATTTAAAGGTATCCCTACAATAGTATAGTTAATGTTAAACTCCAATGCATTAGCATCTACATCATCCAACACATCTATATCCGTCACTCTAATTCTAGGTTCATACGCACTTAACGCATCTTCAATATTAGAAGTGATTGTGTCAATTTCAGATAACCCAAAGTTTTCAAATAATGAATTACTGACACTAGATCCAAAAAATGGGCGAAATGGTTTTTCGCCCCTAATTGTCAATACAATGTTTTTTACCGACTGTTTGATGGCATCTTCATTTTTGATGATAGGAACATCACCAGAAATTGGATGTGCATTAAAATTCGGATTTATATCAACAAATTTTTTAGAAATAGTTGCCATTTTAGTGCCTATTATACTTTATATATCAGGTCAACCACTCGGCATAGTCGTCAAACCCACCTTTTCCTCCACATGGACGACTCAAACGGTCGTTAGGGGGCAAATTTTTGGGTTTTTGTGAAATTTTTAAATAATAATCAGCAACTGGATTAGTAATTAGGCACTTTGTGCCAAATTCTGCTTCCATTTGAACAGGATCATAATCT